CGGATCTACTATAGGAGTTTCAGAAGGAAGTTTAGGTCCAACGATCGCTAAAAATGTTCTCAACGAGTCACCGCCACCAAAACCTCCGCCAAAGATTCCACAAAATTTTCCATCTCCCGCTGATCTTGTAGCTCGTCGTGCGAGCACATTTGGCAATAGCGGAGGAATATCATACGGCAACAATCGTTCGACATATGTGAACACACTTTTTTATTATGAGGCAGCATGCGCGACTTTTGAGCCTGGTACCGTTTCTGCGTATGGCTTTCCCCTGCCTGAAAAGAGGCTTCCTCCAAGAACTCTTGACACATCAGGCATCGCTAATCTTCTGCAGGGTAAGCAAGGCTCATCTTTAAACTATTCTCCCACTCGTGACTATTCTGATGACGGTCCTAACTCATGGGGTGTAGAAGACACAAGAGGCTTGTTGAGATATGCTGATCGGCAAGCGCAGTTTGCTTCTGCTTGTGGTTTGTTTGCTCGAGCTTGTCTATATTTTGGTGGTGCAAAAAACTTTTATTTTTTGTCACAGTATCCTTCTACCACAGCTATCGATGCTCTTCGAGGGTTGGCTATTATAAAAAATTATGAGTGGGTTGATGCCAACGGATTAATAAACGAAGATTTATACAATTTTGCTCGAAGCCTCGAGCAGACGACAAACACTGCCTTCAGCACGCTTATTAAACCTTGGGATCTTGATAAAAATGGAAAGAGCAACTCTTCTGCGATAGACCAGTACGTTCGAAGAGGGAGCAGAAAAGTGTCATACCACGTTACAGAGTTGGCCGGTATGGCAGAACGAGGTGAACCATTTCCAGCTTTAGATGCAGGTGATATGATTTTGTTGAAAGATCCAAGCGGTACAGACTCACACGCTTTTGTCGTTACAGAGCCCCGTCGGGCCACAAAGTTTTCGTCAAAAGACGCAGATGGCCCTACCGCGCGTAATCTTGATCCTCCTATAATAACAGTTGAAGGTGGTCAGTTAGACACACAAAACTTTGGGTCCGCGAGCAGCATTATGACAGGAGACACTGGGCCCACTGAACTTGAACAAGTTGTCAATACTTTTGGTAAGTATTTCCCAGGTAACGATAGTCCGCCAATTACACCAAAAGAATTACCTACAGCCATCAGAGCTGGTGCTTATGAGTTTGGCTTTTTTGATGGAAGCAATAAAGCTTTTTCAGGCTATTATCTTGCTAAAAAATTTACTTCAACTTTTGGCACAAGCGAAGTTGCTAACAGTTATCAAGCTAGGAATAGAAGGGTTGAAATCATTATAAAAACAAACAACTTTTTAGAGTTGGACAACCTTGACAGCGACGAAGCAGCTTTTGCGTTGTCAGTTATAGACGATAGTCCTGCGCTACGTTTCATAGAAAAAAGCTTGTCAGATAAGCAAAGAATAGCGATGATGGTCGAAGACATATATCCGACTTATCCGAGGCCTAAAAGAAATAAAACATAGAAATTTGGTCGGCCAATTATTAGCTTTGATATTTAACCCAAGGTCGTGGCAACTTTCAATTTCAAGAGTTCAGGAAAAAATTCAACTGCTGTCACAGGTGAATCTCCTGTCACGTTTGAGCAACCCATCGGCTTCAAGACGCCACTACAGCTGAGCGAAAAAAATATTTTTGCGATGCATTATAGTGTGCCTGATCAGGTTCATGACAATCTCAAGAATCTTCTTTTGACAAATTGGGGCGAAAGGTTGGGTTTTTATTATTTTGGAGCCAACCTAAGAGAACTAACAACAGAAATATCGAACGTTGATACTTTTGAAGAGCTTGCGATTGAACGCATAAGGACAGCTGTATCGACGTGGATGCCGTTCGTCAATTTAAAAAACTTTTCTTCACAAATTGACAATGTCAACAACGGCTCGACGGGAGTTGTTAGAATCACGATCACTTACAGCATTCCACAGCTCAGCGTAGAAAACAGAGCACTACAGATAACACTGTTCGTCGTGTAACATGAGACGTTATGGCACAAAAAGATTTAAAGCAATTTAGAGCAAGAAACTATCTAGCGAAAGATTTTGACTCGCTGAGAGCGCAGCTGCTGCAATACGCACGCTTATACTATCCCGATAAAATACAAGATTTTTCTGAAACGTCGGTCGGCGGAATGCTGCTTGATTTAGCTGCGTACACAGGCGATGTCATGTCTTTTTATCTTGACCACCAGTACAGCGAGCTAGACCCAGACACTGCGATTGAAACTAGAAATATAGAAAAAATCATTAGAAATTCTGGTGTAGAAATAGCTGGTGCTGCTCCTGCAGTCGTTGATGTCACTATTAGTGTTGAAGTTCCTGCATATCTTGATACAGACAAGAATTCTTATGAACCTTTGCCTAATTCTTTGCCGATTGTTCGAGCTAATTCAGTCTTCACATCAACGGCTGGAATTGAATTTTCTCTCTTGGCAGATGTAGATTTTAGCAAGAAAAAATCTGACGGCACGTTCATAGCAAGCACAAGAGTGTCTAAAGTGGGACAGAACGGTGTGCCGTTAACAATCTTGATGTCGACAGCTGGCACATGCATTTCTGGCAGACAGGCTACTGAGACTTTTGTCATAGGGAATTTTGTACCCTTTAAGACGATCACTTTGAATCAAAATAATGTCACCGACATAATCTCTGTGACAGACAGCAAGGGAAATTCGTATTATAACGTCAACTTTTTGACAGATGATGTAGTCTATCGTAACGTAGCTAATCTTGCGAGAGATTCTGAAGACATATCTGATTCTTTGAAAGTTGTTCCTGCTCCTTATAGATTCATCACTAGCGTAGACTTAGGATCTCGCTCAACAACCTTAATACTCGGAGGAGGTGACGACAGCAGCATAGAAAATGATGTTGTCCCAGATCCTTCTGATTTTGCTATATCATTTCCTTATTCTAAGACATTTTCTAGAGTTTCTGTCAACCCGTTGCAGCTTCTTAAAACTCGCACACTGGGAGTGTATTCTCCAAATTCAGTGCTCACAGTTGTTTATAGATATGGCGGTGGACTTTCACACAACGCAGCGCCTGGTTCAATCAGCTTCATTAGCACGCTGTTCGTTGACTTTCCGCTCAATCCTCCTCTCAACACTATTTCATCCGTTAGAAATTCTATTAGAGTAAGAAACGATTCACAGGCTACTGGCGGTGAGGACGCTCCGTCTATCGATCTATTGAAATCTTTGATTCCTGCTGCAAAAAATTCTCAAGATAGAATTGTGACAAGGGAAGATTTGCTTGCGCGTGTCTATTCTATTCCTGCGAACTTTGGTAGAGTCTTCAGAGCTGCGATAAGATCAAACCCTAACAATCCGCTTGCTTCGCAGCTCTTCATTGTCTCTAGAACTTCAGATTCAAAGCTTGTAAATTCTTCTGACACACTTAAAGAAAATCTTAGAAAGTATCTAAATCCCTACAGACTTGTCACTGATGCGATCGACATCCTCGATGCGTACATCATCAATCTTTCACTCGCTTTTGACATTGTAGTTGATCCATCTCTTAACAAGCAGCTTGTTCTACAAAACATTCTAACAACGCTGAATGACAGCCTGCGAGTTACTAATTTTTCGATAGATCAACCAATAGTCGTATCTGAAATAACAAATTCTATTTTTAGAAATACAGGAGTAGTTTCAGTTATAAACATAGATTTCTTTAATCTGAATGGTGTTGTGAACAACAGGTCTTATAGCGATGTGTCTTTCAACGTAAAAGACAACACTAGAAAAGGCATGATTTATCCTCCGCCTGGTGGAATCTTTGAGTTTAAGTTTCCTGATGTTGATATCGTCGGAAGGGCAGTCTGATGTATAAAATTTTATTAGCTGATAAAGACGCTTATATAACCAATAGAAATATTGGAAATTTACCGAGCGGTTCTTCTCGTGTCAACTCGAACGTTGGTCGAGCTGGTACACTAGATCTTTTCAAGCTTTACGGGACGACATATTCTTCTGGCAGCATTCCTAATCTTGAGCTTTCAAGAATTTTGCTCCATTTTGACCTACAACCTCTCATTGACAAATACAACGCAGGTGAAATCAATGTAAATCGCAGCAGCTTCAATTGTCTGTTGATGCTGTCTGACGTATATGGAGGTCAAACTACACCGAGCAATTTTGATGTGTCAGTATTCCCTCTTTCTCGATCTTTTGATGAAGGCGACGGCAAAGATGTTGTGTATTATTCTGACTATGATTTGTGCAACTTCTTAAGTTCTTCCAGATCTGAAGGGTCGTGGGTAGTGACTGGTTGCGCTGGTGCTGGATCACACGATACAATCTGTGATTACATCACAGGTTCGGGCGCCGCTCCGTTCGAAAAGAAACAAAGATTTGTCACAGGCGAAGAAGATTTAGTAGTAGATGTTACAAGTATGATATCTGCCACTTTGGCAGGCGTTCTGCCAGACAGCGGCTTTAGAGTTTCATTCTCACA